TTTTCACGGCATTGACAAGGATGGGAACCCAGTTGTTCCCAACAAAAATGCAATCAGATGGGAGTCTGCATTTCTGGGCTGCGCTTGCCAGGGGTTTAATTACGATCTCACCGGGCAGCTTTTCCGAATCACACAGGGCACTGGCGCCAGTCACATGGTGCTGTTGTCTTACGTCGACAACATTGATGTTTACACGCTGGTCTGGAGTAGCAGCCAAGTCCTAATGCGGACCTCAAGCTTCAACCGCTTCAGTAACGGCCAGACATTCAACATCCGCATTCCGGACCTGTTCATCTGATGAAGCCGTTCAACCGGGAGAAATTCCTGCTCTGGTTGTTAGCTGGTTTGCTTGGTTGGCAGGCCAGCCTTTTTACCTTTGGGACGGTTATGTGTACCAGGGTCAAAGCGCCTCTGACCGTTCGGGACACTTGCCCTGACCTTGCGGATAACTACAGCAAGTTTGTTCAGACAACGCTTGGAGCAGTGCTGGGGCTTTTGGCCGGTTCAGCTACTGCGCAACCAACAACAAACAAACCAGAACCCAAAAAACCTGATAAGACCCCTTACGTTTAGGCATGGTTATTATTTGATTGCAACCTTATATCTCACATGGTCGATCAACCGGCAGGGGAGTCCGTGACCCCCGATGGTGCACAGTCCGTGGCTGGCATCACGCCCGATCAGCTGAATCAACCCCAATCACCTGAGACGACGCAAGAGCAAGCTCTGTTGCAACAGAAGCTCGCCTTGTCGAACAAGCACACCAAGGAAGCAGAACGCAAAGCAGCAGAAGCTGCCAAGCAAACTGCGGCCTTGCAGGAGCAAGTCAAAGTTCTGACGGAGCAGATTCAGCAGACCAATACTGCTTCTCTTGAAGGGCAGGGCAGGTTTGAGGATTTGTGGAAGGAAGCCCAAAAGACCATTGCGTCTTTGAAGGCTGAGCTCGAGACCGAGCGTCAATCAAAGCAGTCTGTGGCTGCTGAGTTTGAGCAAGAGCGTCTCAAGGTCCAGGCAATGGATCTCATTCAAAACTCTGGTGCTTTATCACCAGGGCAGATGTATGACCTGCTGCAGGTTCAGCATGGTTTGCGCAAGGGTGAAACCGGTTCTGTAGAGGTTGTTGTCGGGGGCGCCAGCATCCCACTGCAAGACCATCTCGCCAATCTGCGTAACTCAGCTGACTCTGGCTATCAGCACCATTTCTCAGCATCACCTGCTCGAGGTATGGGTGTCACACCGAATGCGACTGTTGCACCGGGCATGACAAATCCATGGCGGAAAGAGTCTTTCAACTTCACTGAACAAATGGCGTTGAAGTCTCGGAACCCTGAACTTGCCGCGGCCTTACAGGCTGAAGCAGGGAGAGGTTGACACGGCAACCACTATTTAGAAGGCAATGGCCTCACCTTTCTCTAACTACAACTCTTCACCGGCAGCGGTATCTGCTGGTGCATCACCTTATAACGGCGCTGCTCAGGCACCCATGGCGAGCCCTGCTCGTACTGCTGGTGCACCTTGGGGTTCAACCTTCCTCAACGACCTGATCATCCGCCCGGAATTCGCAGGCTCCGTGCTTGAAGAATTCTTTGTGCGCAGCCAGTTCGTCCAAAGCGGAATTGTCACTCGCAACACTGCGATGGACATGACTGCTGGGGGCGTCGTGGTCAACGTTCCCTTCATGAAGGAATTTGTCGCCGTAGAAGAGGCGATCGACTCCTCCGATACGTGGGGTGAAAGCGCAAAGGGCTACCTCAGCCCTCAGCGCATCAACATGTCCAACTACCAGATCCCTGTGGTTCACCGGGGTTGGGCAGCTGCTGCTGATGACATCAGCCGCCTTGGTTCAGGTGAGGATCCTCTCTCTGCGATCCGCGCCTATATCGCCAACAACATGGCGAAGAACCGTCAGGAATATCTCCTGGCTTTGCTGGATGCCGTCTTTGATGCCACTAACGGCGCACTGGCTGGCAACAGCCTGGGTGACCTTGGCGCTGCTACCGGCGTTGCTTCAGCTGACACCGCTGCTGCTAACCACATCTCGGCTAGCAAGGTGATTGAGGCCCAGAACCTTCTGGGTGAGCGCGGCTCTGACCTCAGCGTCATTGCCATGCATTCGGCTGTTTACAACCAGCTCAAAGTCCAGGGTCTGCTGACCTTCAGCTCTCCTGCGGCTCCTGGCACTACCTCTGACATCGTCTGGGGTGGCGGCGGCATTGGCGTCTCTAACACTGAGATCGCTTTCTTTGCCGGCATGCGCATCGTGGTGTCGGACCAGCTGGTTCTGCCTAAGGGCAGCGCTGCAACCGGTGACGCCATGAAGTACCCGGTTTATGTGTTCGCACCTGGTGCTGTTGAGGAAGGCGTCCAGTCCGGTCTGCGGATTGAGGCTGACCGCCAAATTCTCTCGAAGCAGGATGTCATCTCACTTGACTACCACTACCTGCTGGGCATTCCCGGAATCTCCTGGGGTGGCACTGTTGGTGGCGTGTTCCCCAAGAACACCGACATCGCAACTGCAACCAACTGGACCCTTGCCTGGGGCCATCGTGAGTACGTGCCGATTGTGCATTTCATTGTGAACTCACCTTTTGGTGGCGATTACGCCTGAGCAAAGCTAGCTTTGAATTGAGCTCGATTTGCACTGGGAGAGCGAGGGGCCTTCGGGCCCCTTTTTTATGTCTACCTAAAATGAGATTGACACCCGGAAGCCTCCGCCGTGCTCGATCTTGCTCGCCTTCACTGCTACAAATCCAACGGTGAATTTCACCTTGTGGATGTGCCACGGTACGAAGCTAAAAAGAAGAAACGAGAGATGGAGCGCAAAGGTTTCGTTATTCCTCACACTGAGCTTGTCTGATGGAAGTCACAACCACTCCAACCCCAAGGTCAGTCACGCTTGATGCCACGCTTGCTGGGCCTACCAGCAACAGCTATGTCGACATGGCTACCGCAGTGGCAATGGCTGAGAACATCCCTGGTGGTGGGGAATGGGTAGTCAAAGATGAAGAGACACGCAGTTTGTCATTGATTCAGGCGACACGTTGGCTTGAGACCATTAGCTATGGCGGCAATCGTTGCCAAGCAACGCAGCGTTTGAAGTGGCCGCGTTTAGGCGCAACATGTGATGGGGTAACCAGTGATTGCGCTGGGATTCCGTATCAGGTCCAGGAAGCGGAGGTGATGCTGGCGATCCAATACGACAAGGATCCAAGCAGTTTCCCCGGCATGGGTTCAAGCCAGAACCAACAGGCTGGCACCTATGTGAGCCAGCAGCAATTGGGTGATTTGTCCATCTCCTATTCGGCCTATCCGTCGACTCAGGCTGACACCGGTGGTTGCACTGACTGCAACGATCCGATCATCATTCAGAAGTTCCCCTGGTTAGCTTCACTGCTTCGTTGTTGGATGAGCGATGCCAGCGGCAGCGGGACTCGTGTCATTGCGAGGGTTAGAAGCTGATGGATATTGACCAGACTTTTTTGCCGGTCGCGATTGAATTGATCGACGCGGTTTTTCCAACTGCCTTGGTGTATCACCAGCATGTGGATGGCACTGGCAGTTATGACCCTGCAACAGGCACCATTACGAGCTCAGACATTGATCACAACATCAATGCTGGGGTGTTGAGCCGCGGCCGTACAGAAAACGGTGGTGTGGGCGAAGACTATGAGATCACCATTTGGGTGCATCACGGTGCCGGTGGCTTGCAGTTTCTGCCTAAGACCAGCGACACCTTCACCTATGACGGAACGGTTTGGCGTGTGGTGGACATCACCCCGACTTACAGCAGCAAGGACCTGATCGCATCCAAGATTAAAGGGGTGAGCTGATGCCTGTTTTTAAGGATCCAAAGAAACTGGCGGCTTATCTCAAAAAGGCTGCTGATGCCTTGCAGGGTGAAACAGTTATCACGACTCAAGCTGAGCTCGGTAGCAAGCAGATCTCGCCGTATGACACCGGGCGTTTCCGTTCAAGTTGGTTTGCTGCTGAAGGCAACTCGAGCGATGACGTTGCTTCTGAAAATGCCGATAGTCCAAACACAGACGCAACAGGTCTGCGATATGACAGTCGCAAGAACTATCACTTGACCAATAACTTGCCTTACGCGCAAGCAGTTTCAATTGAAGGCAAGGTGGTGAGTCAGCCAACCACTTGGTTTAAAGACTTTCGGTCGTCTCGCATTCCTAAGATCCAAGATGAGGCAGCACGCCAGGTAAAGCAGGAGTTTGACCTCTGATGGCAACCTTTCAAGATGTCAGAGGCTTTTTTGAGGCGCAGGCAATGGCTGACCTCAAGACGGCTGGCATTGCCGACAACCTGATCTTTTTTGACAACATCGGCGAAACACCTGGCCGAGCAGATCAGTCTTATGCCGTAGTGAGTCTGTCTTTTACTGACACGGTTGCAGACACCGTTGCCTGTGAAGGCATTGAAGACCTGCGCGGCTCAATCCAAGTCAACTGCTACACACCTAAGAATCAAGGCAGCAAGCTAGGGGAAGACATCTGCCTGCAAGTAATGAAGGGTTGGCAGGTGATCAATACGACGCGGCCTGATCCGGCTGAAACGATTAAGCAGGCTTGTATTCGCAATATCGAAGGACCGCAGACAATCGCACCAGATCAACGGCCGCATTCAGTGCATGTTTGCAACGCAACTTGGATCGCAAGAGCTGCGTAAAATACATATAGCCCTGCCCCCGGGCCAGCCCCCAGAAGCCCCCACCAACTGTTTTTCTGAGGTAACACCTTGGCTATCTCCTGTAGTGAAAGTGCCCTTACGGGCGCTGATGGATTAGTCACCTTTTCCCCGGCTGGCACCCACGCTTGCTTGGCAGAAGCTGACATCACTGTCGCCGGCTTTAACGTCGGCACCGATAAACGATTCAAGGTTGGTGATCCTGTCACTCTTGAATATCCGGCTGGTGCCACCAAAGAGGATGGCAACGTTGCCGCTGGCGATTACTTCGTGCAGGCTTTTGACGATGGCACTGGCCTGTTGCAAGTAGCTGCTAGTAAAGGCGGCGCTGCAATTGCTCCAGCTGGTGACGCTGATTTTGATGCCGCTGGGCACGCTGAGCTGACCTACACCGGCACTGAAGCGATCTGCTCAGTTACTGAGTGGTCTTTGGATCTTTCCAAAGACACCACGGATGTGACCACTCTTCCGTGCTCAATTAGCGCGGCAGGCAAGGTTGCACCTGTGCGGAAAACTCAGGGCACTTTCCTCAACGGCGAAGGCTCAATGACCATGTTGTTTACGGGCAACATGACCAGCTCTGGCAACCGTCTTTTGACGGACGCAATCATGGCTGACAGCACGGTTTACGCCAAGCTGTATATCCAGGCTGTGTCAGGTGCTGGCGGTACTGTCGACGACACTGAATCGATGTACTACGCCGGAAAGGTGAACCTGCTTGGTTTCAGCATCTCGGTTAACACCACTGATGCGATTACTGCAGAGGTGAACTTCAGCCTTGCTGATACACCTGATGCCTTGTTCGGCGTAATCCTCTGATTACGCTGAGACTGCCCGTGATTTGAGACTCCGGGACAGGAGAGGGGAGGGCGAGGCCTCCCCTTTCTTGTGTCTACCCCTAACTATGCTTAGCGGGAGTCTCAATCTCTTGATGGCCAAGGATCTTTCTGCGCTGTCCAAAGCGTTTTCCAAAAAACCAATTCGTCGAGTTGTTAAGTACAAAGGCGAAGAATACGAGTTTTTTCACACTCACCTGACGCTGGCTGAGCGTGCTCGTGTCAGAGCAGCGCAGCGTGATCCTGAAGACGCCAATGAGTTTGCGTTAAAGCTGCTGCTGGCTAAAGCTCAGAAGAAAGACGGCGGCAAGATGTTCGCTGATGGCATGTATGCCGAGCTTAAAAACGAGTGGCCAGCTGCCGAGCTTGAGTCTGCAATGCTTCAGCTGATTGCGCCGGAGGATGAAGAGCCTTCTGGCGATGACGATGGGAAAAAGAAAGAGGAGGTGTTTGACCCAAAAGACTGAAAGAAGCTCTGAGCAAAGACGGTGAGCTCATTCTTCAGTTTGTCGTGGCTGAAAAGCTGGGTTACACCGTCACTGAACTGCAAGAGCGAATGACGCTTGAAGAGCTTTGGATGTGGTCTGTTTTCTACGACCTAAGGGCCGATCAGGAAAAAGAGGCTATGGACAAGGCAAAACGCAAGCGTCGATAGAATAAAGCCAGTATTGATCGGCAGTAGTGAGCACGCAGTTTGCTGTCGATCTGGTTTTCGAGTCGAAAGGGCTTAATAAGATCAGTGCATTTGAGCGTTCAACCAAAAATCTAGAAACAAGCGCAAAAAGGGCACAGGGTTCACTTGATCGGGCAGGCAAGAAAACCTCTGAGTTAGGAACAAAAGCAAGACGAGCAAGCGGTGGTGTCAATACGCTGAGCAAGTCGCTGCAAGGGCTGATTACAGCTGCAGCAGTGCTTGGAGCTGCCAGGTTTGTAATTGGTAAAACAGCACAGCTAGAAACTCAGATCCGCAGCCTGAAGGTGCTGACCGGTGAGCTTGAAACCGCAAAGCAAATCGTCAGTGATCTCCAGGGTTTTGCCGCCGTCACACCTTTCACCAGTTCAGAGCTCATCGAGTCGGCTAAGCGGCTAAAGGCATTTGGCGTTGATACAGAGAATCTGGTTGATACGACGAAACGGCTGGCTGATATTTCTGGTGCGACTGGAGCCCGATTAAACGAGGTTGCGACCGCCTATGGTCAGATCCAGGCCAAGGGTCGGTTGCAGGGTGAAGAACTGCTGCAGTTGCAGGAGCGCGGTATTGGCCTGCAGGAGGAACTGCAGAAGATGTATGGCCTCACCGGTGAGGAGTTCACCAAGGCGCTTTCTAAGGGTCAGTTCAGTGCTGAAGCGGTAGAGGTTGCGATTGTTCGGCTGACGGAGAAGGGAGGCAAATATGCAGACGGCGCGATCAGTCAGTCCGACACGCTGGCTGGCAAGTTCAGCACGCTGGTTGATGGTATCGAGAACATTGCGAGAAAACTGGGCACCGTGCTGGCGCCAGCGCTTAAGAATATTCTTGATTTAGCGATTGATACGGTTAACGCAATTAATCAGGCTTTTACATCGGGCCTTGGCGGTGATTTTGCTCGCGGTCGAATTGCTTTGACTACACCTGGCGGAACCAACAGTGACCTGCAAAAACTGACTCAGTTAACTCAAGGTGTCACGGGCGCGGGTTTAGGTAAGAGCCAGATCGATCAGTTGATTTCTCAGATTCAAGCCAATCAACAACAGGCAAACACAACTGCGGCGCGAATTAACTCCACTCGACCTTTTGGTGTAACCGACGAAGAGATCAAGAGCTTTGAAAGGCTTCAGAGTGTTTCGCAGGCAGCTATTGAGCGACTGCAGAAAGCTCGCCAAACAGCTGAACAGGTCAAGTCCGATATCAAGATTCCAGATCTCAAGCTCGGAGGAAATGATGATGGTTCTGGAAAGGGCAAAAAGGCAGCTACTGATGACATTGCGGCCTTGGAACGTCAGTTCAAGCTGCTGCAAGACATTGGAGGGCTGCAGGATCAGCTGAGAGCTGCAGAGGCTGCTGGGCAAGATCTTGAAGCACTGCGCACAAAGAACCGGATTGAGGTGCTGGAGCTGCTGAAGCAGCAAGCCGATCGGATGGACAGCCTCAACACTGCGGAAGGCAAAGCACTACAGACGCAGATTGACGCGCTGGAACTGTCGGAGCTGCAAAAGCAGAACGATGCTGAGATCACTGCACTTCTTAAGCAGCAAGAGCAGGCGCGACAGGCTGCAATTCAGCCTTTAATTGACGAGCAGCAGTTCCTACAAGACTCGCTGACCTTTGGCAAAGAAGAGGCAGAGCTGCGTCGGCAAATTGATCAAATTATGAAACAAGCTCCGGACCTTGAACGGTCCAAGGTTGAGGAGCTTGTGCGGGGCAATGATGCGCTCCAAAAACAGCTTGATCAACAGGCTGAGATTGAGCAGTTGTATGCCCAGATTGGCCAGACGGTTGCCAATGGTTTGGTCAGCGGCATCACCGGCTTGATTGACGGCACCAAGACCTTGGAGGAGTCACTGGCTGGAATCCTCAAGCAGATCGGTGAAATTCTGATCCAGTTTGCTGTGATGCAGGCTTTCAAGGGTCTTGGCATCCCCGGCTTTGCTGATGGCGGTCGTCCAACCGTTGGTCAGTACGCAATTGTTGGAGAGGAAGGCCCAGAGCTGGTGAAATTTGACCAGCCGTCGACGGTTTACAGCAACGAACAAAGCAAATCGATGGTGGCAGCCATGGCCAGATACAGCCCGGCAAACGGTGGTGGTGGTGGCGTTGCTGAATCAACTGCCGCAGGCGGCACATCGTCAGAAGCGATTCCATCAACATTCCGACTAGAGACCACCGTGATCAACGGCGTTGAGTACGCCACGGTTTCGCAAGTGCAGCAAATGGGAGCGTCCGCTCAAAAGGCTGGCGCCAAAGAAGGTGAGGCCCGCGCACTGCGCCGGTTG